GCAACTTGAACAAGCTAAGATAGCTACAGGTGATCCAATGAATGACCCAAGTAAAAACCCACAAGCTGTAGAAACAATGGAACAATTTGCTGGTCAAATGGCTGGCGGGGAACAAGAACAAGCACCACCACAGTAAAGCACTATGCCAACAACACAAACAGTAACATATGACCCAACAGATGATTCTGTTTTGGTCGAGCAAGCCGAGGCTAGAGACGCTGAAACTCTAGCAGTCGGTGAGAAGATGATAGAAGAGCAAGAGAATTTACTTGCTGGTAAATATAAAACAACTGAAGATCTAGAAAAAGCTTACAAAGAATTAGAAACTAAACTAGGTCAACAAGATAAAGGTCTTGAAAGAGATGAGACAACTGAGACTGAGGAGACAACTGAAGAACCAGAGTTAACTAGAGAAGATCTTTGGAATGAAGACGGGAGTGTTAACCTTGAAACTACTGAGAAAGCTTACGGTAAACAGTTATCAGATTTATTTAAAAATGCTGACATAGATCCTTGGAAGATGACTGAACACTTTGTTCAGAATGAAGGTACTCTAACTGATGAGATGTACAATAAACTAGGTGAAGCAGGTTTACCTAGGGCAGCAATTGATCAGTACTTAAATGGTGCCCGTCAAAAGATGAATGGTACAACAGAACCAGAAGCTCCTGTATTAAGTAACGATGAAGTAGCAGAAGTAAAAGCTATTGCTGGTGGTGAAGAGGGTTATGAACAACTTATGTCATGGGCTAGTGATAATATGTCAGAAGCTGATGCCAATAACTTCGATGAAATAATACAACTTCAAAATAAAGCCGCAGCAAAATTTGCAGTCAAAGCACTTATGGGACAGTATGAAGATACAGTTGGACGTGATTCAAGCCTTATCCAAGGTAAACAATCTACTCCACAAGAAACCTATCGCAGCATGGCTGAGGTAGTAAGAGATATGAACAACCCATTGTATGATCAAGATGAATCATACCGTGATGATGTTCGACGTAAACTAGAAGCCTCCAACATTAAAGTATAATGTCAGACAAAAACAAAGGTGTAGTACAGGCTTTCAATGAAATTTGGAAAGCTGCTAGTACTAGAAAATCTTCTTATGATAAATGGGTGAGGACAAATGTCAATCCTCAATCTGCTTATAAGAACGGGAAGAAGAAGTAATGCCAAAAGGTAAAGGTACCTACGGTACACAAAAAGGTAGACCGCCTAAGAAAGGAACAAAGAAAAAATAATAGTAGTGGCGGCCCGAACAGTTCATCGTACCCGCCATGAACACTTATTATTTTTCAAATGATTACTACCGAATACGGTAAACAAAACATTTTTCCAAAAGAACCACAAGTTATTGTTATGCAAAACGAAGAACACCTTAATAATGCAGAGAGAGTTAACGGTCAGTTAGCAATGATTGGCTTTGTTGCAGCTCTTGGTGCATACTTAACAACCGGACAACTTATCCCTGGAATTTTCTAAATGTCAACAGCCACATTATCTTCTCCAGTTGATAACTGGGGTAAATTTTGTGACTGGGTAACAAGTACTGAGAACCGTCTATATGTAGGATGGTTTGGAGTGCTTATGATCCCCGCACTCTTAACGGCAGCAACATGTTTTATCATTGCATTTATAGCTGCACCGCCTGTCGATATAGACGGCATTAGAGAGCCAGTTGCTGGCTCATTATTATATGGAAACAACATTATATCTGGAGCTGTTGTACCTAGTAGCAACGCTATTGGGCTTCACTTCTACCCCATCTGGGAAGCTGCTACGCTTGATGAATGGCTCTACAATGGAGGACCTTATCAGCTCGTCGTCTTCCACTTCCTTATTGGCATCGCAGCTTATATGGGACGACAATGGGAACTTAGTTATAGATTAGGAGCACGACCATGGATACCCATAGCGTACTCCGCACCTGTGTCTGCAGCCTTTGCGGTCTTCCTAGTATATCCATTCGGACAAGGGAGCTTTAGTGATGGCATGCCTCTTGGTATTTCAGGCACTTTCAATTTCATGTTTGTTTTTCAGGCAGAACATAATATCCTCATGCATCCGTTCCACATGCTCGGTGTTGCAGGGGTATTCGGTGGAGCTTTATTCTCTGCTATGCATGGAAGTCTCGTTACTTCCTCACTCATTCGTGAAACGACTGAGACTGAATCACAAAACTATGGCTATAAGTTTGGACAAGAGGAGGAGACATACAACATTGTCGCTGCTCATGGCTACTTCGGGAGGTTAATTTTCCAGTATGCTAGCTTTAATAATAGCCGTGCTCTTCATTTCTTCCTTGCTGTATTCCCAGTCGTGGGCATATGGTTCACCAGTATGGGAATCAGTACTATGGCTTTCAATCTCAACGGGTTTAACTTCAATCAATCAGTGGTTGATGCCAATGGTAAAGTGGTTCCAACTTGGGCTGACGTGCTCAACCGTGCCAACTTAGGTATGGAAGTAATGCATGAAAGAAATGCACATAATTTCCCGCTTGACCTAGCGGCTAAAGAGGTCACCCCTATAGCTTAACGCCACTTCCGTTCATCCATTAATTTTATGGACGCATGAAACCAAGGCATGGAACGGGGTCTTGGTAGCTTAAGGTATTATTATGACTTTAACCTATCGTGGCGTGAAGTACATTAAAACTACTCACAAAAATTCTAAATGAAAACAATTGCACTAGCCCTAGCGGCAACAGCTTTCGCTTCGACTCCTGCAATGGCTGGCGTTTATGTAAACGCTGAGTCAAGAGATGGATATACAGGATCTGATTATACAGGTAGGACTGTAGATCTTCACATTGGTTATGAAGGAAATGTAGGTAAGCTTGGATACTATGTTCAAGGCGGTCCTGCTATCTCTGCAGAACCTGATGTGGATGGTACAGAAAGAACACTATCTGGTAAGCTTGGTGGTAAATATAATATCACTCAAAAGCTTGGTGTCTATGGAGAGCTATCAGGTACTTCTAATGATGAAGCTGATAACACTTACGGCACAAAGATCGGAGCCAAGTATTCTTTCTAATGGCTCAACAAAGTTCACAAGCTCCAGCGTCCGTACATCCTTACGGACCAGAACCTGAGAAAAAAGTTGAAAAAAAAGAAGAAGACTGGGAACC